TGAACTCACAGGGGCCGACGGGGGGCCGATGCAAGTGCAGGCGCTGACGATCGACGCTCGGGCGCTGCTGCCTGAGCACCGGCAGGCGCTGAAGCAGGCGCTGCTGGCAGCAAAGAACTCGGGAGGGGATGACAATGAGTGACGATGAATATGAAAAGTGGTTCCTGCAGTTGGACGAGAAATCACGAGCGGTCGAATTGTATAATTCGCTGTTCAACATGAAAACCGAGGAGCAGTTTCGATCTTTCGTCATCCGATACATTTCGCTGCTGACGCAGAATGTATATTATGAAATTGGAATGAAAATGCTATCAGATAAGAAAATTGTCAAAAATATTGGGGCCGCCAGACAAGTTGCCAAACAATCACTAAAATTCGCGGAAGAAAACGGGTTTGAGAATTTCAGTGAGATGTTTCTCCGCAAAGAGGGGGAGATGCACTAATGACTGAACAGTCAAGCCGAGACAAACTCGTCGCCACCGGCTGGCATTGGGAGTTCGGCTGGATGCGCCGCTCTTGCCTCGATGACGCCAACGGATACTGCTATGAGGAGCCTGACGGCAATCTCGTGTTCACGCCTCATCTGCGCCACCGCAAGGCCATGCGCCTGAATTGTTGGCTGGATCCTGTGACGGATGAACACTATCTGTCCATCAGCCACGCGCCCTGCCAGTCTCACAGGTTCGCAAGATGACCGTCGCGATTGTCCACATTGATGGGCAACCAATCGACATAGATCGACAACTCCTCGACATTTCGCGCGCCGAGTGCGAGGAGAGCCTCGCCGAGTTCATTCGGCAGGCGTGGCATGTCATCGAGCCGGGCGCACCATACATCCACGGCTGGCACATTGATTTTATTTGCGAGCATCTGGAGGCCATCAGCGACGGCGTCGAGATCGGCGACAAGCCCTACAATCGGCTGCTGATCAACGTGCCTCCGGGTCCGGGCTGGGTCGAGAACCTCGTCACAACAGCTCGCGGGCGTGTGCGCCTTGGCGACCTGAGAGAGGGCGACCGCGTTCTTACGCATCGCGGGCGCTATCGCCCTGTCACGGCTTGCTACCCGAAAGGAAAACTTCCAACACTTCGGATCGTTACCAAGGGCGGGCGCGAAACCATTGCGACGCCGGATCATAATTTCTTGACGCCGACAGGATGGAAAGAGGCGCGGCATCTCGTCGGTGGCGAGCCATTGGCATTTGTGACGCCAGTCGAGGACCCATTTCCTGATCTTGTCTCCATCGAGGAGGCAAGGTTTCTGGGATATATCGTCGGTGACGGCTCTGTTACGCACTCGGTAGGCTTCACCAACGCTGACGAGGAGGTTGTCGCTGACTTTGAGTTGTGCGCCGCAGCCTTGGGCTTCAACACGTCGAAGTCGTGGCGAAAGAGCCATTGGCACGTTCGCTTGAACGGGGGCGAAAATGTTCGACAGTGGCTCTCGCGTCACGGCCTTGCGGGCGCGAGTTCGTATACGAAGTTTATTCCAGAGACCGTGCTGGGTTCATCCAAAAACATCATTCGCAATTTCATCGGAGCCTACTGGACGTGCGACGGACTATTTCAGGCGCGCGATACGCGGCAGCGCGGGTCTCGTTATCGGGCGAGCGCAACGACAGTTTCCGAGAGGCTGGCAAAAGATTTGATCCACGCCCTGTCTCGCATTGGTATTCGCGCGTCCTTGCGGCGTAAGTCGCGCGCCCTGCACACACGGGCGCAGCCCGGCGGAGTTTATCGCTCCTTCAATGTTGAGGTCTATGGCGAGGCTGACACGGCGCGCTTCGCTGACATGCCGGGGTTGTGCGAGCGCAAGTCTGCCATCGCGCGGCGCTGCTCCCAGCGCAGATTTGATACCGTCCTCAATGAAGACCCAATTGTTTTGATTGAGGACGCTGGTGAGCGCGAATGTATGTGTGTCTCCGTCGAGGAAGATCGTTCCTTGGTCTGGGACGATATTGTCGTTCACAACACCATGAAATCGCTCATCACCAACGTGTTCTGGCCGGCGTGGGAGTGGGGGCCGCGCAACATGCCTTGGCTGCGCATTGTCTGCGCCGCGCACAAGCTGGAGAACCTGTCCGCGCGAGACAGCCGCCGCATGCGCGAGCTTGTCACCAGCGAGTGGTATCGCGCCCGCTGGGGTGATCGCGTTTCGCTCGCCCGCGATCAGAACGAAAAGCTGAACTTCCAGAACGAGGCCAAGGGGTTCCGGATTGCGACCGCCATCACGTCGCTGACCGGTATTCGCGGCGACCGCGTGATCATCGACGATCCGCACAGCGTGGACAGCGCCGCGTCCGAGGCCCAGCGCGAGACGGAGGTCACGACGTTCCTTGAGGCGATCCCGACGCGCCTCAACGACCCTGTCCGCAGCGCGATCGTGGTCATCATGCAGCGCCTGCACGAGGACGACGTCTCCGGCGTCATCCTCGACAGGGAACTGGGCTACGACCACATCTGCCTGCCGATGCGCTACGACGAGACGCGGCCGTGCGTCACGATGCTCGGCGTCGAGGACCCTCGCAGCGAGCCCGGCGAGCTGCTGTTCCCCGCCCGCTTTCCGGCGACCGTCGTGGATCGCGACGAGGCGACCATGGGGCCATATGCGACCGCCGGCCAGTTCCAGCAGCAGCCGACGCCACGCGGGGGCGGCGTCATCAAGGTCGATTGGTGGCAGCCATGGGACGATGCGTCCTATCCGCCTATGGACTTAGTCGTCGCCAGTCTCGACACGGCCTACACGACGAAGCAGGAGAACGATTTCAGCGCCCTGACCGTCTGGGGCGTCTTTTCGTCCGACAGCCTGATCGCGCAGGCGACCAACGTGGCGCGGCGGGACGGCGAAGGGTTTTCGAGCGTGCAGCGCGTCTATCAGGAGGGAGTGCCGCGCGTCATGCTGATGGCCGGGTGGCAGGAGCGCCTAGAGCTGCCAGACCTTGTGGAGAAGGTCGCTGCCACCTGCCGCCGCATGCGCGTGGACAAACTCCTGATCGAAAGCAAGGCCGCCGGCATCAGCGTCAGCCAAGAGCTGCGTCGCCTCTACGGGCACGAGGACTGGGCCGTGCAGTTGATAAATCCGGGCGCGATCGATAAGTTGGCGCGGCTTTACAGCGTTCAGCATTTGTTCTCGGAGGGGATGGTCTACGCTCCCGATCGGCACTGGGCTGACACTGTGATCCGCCAGTGCGAGGTGTTCCCGAAGGGCAAACACGATGACCTTGTGGACACGGTCAGCCAAGCCCTGCGGCACCTGCGTGAGCTGGGCGTCCTGAGCAGGTCGGCCGAACGATTGGCCGAAGTTGAGGAAGGCATGAGGCTCCGGGGCGGAGCGCCGCCGCCGCTTTATCCGGTTTGAGAGAGGACAAAATGAGCGAACGTATTCTGGCCAGAGCGACGGTGGACGTCGATCAAGTGCCTACTCCAACCATGCTGGGGAAGTTCCGGGTCGAGGTGGTTGGGCGCGAACCGCACGATTATGTCCGCATCTATACCTTGTCGGCACAATCTGATACGATGGCCGCCCAAGAAGGTCTTCGTCTTTTTGTCGAGGATATTGAACGTCTCTTGTCCGAAAAGGGCTAGTTATGCCGACACCGGGACTGGTTAACCCAAACATTCGCCTTCCGGGCCAATCTGAGCCCGATATGCCCGAAGTGATCATCGAGGCGGGCAGTGACGTTCCGGACATCGACGAAAAGGGGAACATTCTGCGCATCGAGCACGATGACGGCTCGGTGACGGTCAGTCTCGACGGCTCGCCGCTGAACGGCGCGGCCGAGAGAGATCCGCTCGAATGGTTCGACAACCTCGTCGATGATATTGATAGCACTGAGCTTTATCGGATTGCCGACATGCTCCTGCGGGGCATCGATGACGATATTGAGAGCCGGCGCGACTGGATTGAGGACCGGGCGACGGGCATCAATTTGCTGGGTCTGAAGGTTGAGATCCCCGGCGTGCAGGGCGCTTCGGACGGTGCGCCGGTCGAGGGCATGAGCAAGGTGCGCCATCCGCTCCTGCTGGAGGCCGTGCTGCGATTTCAGGCCAACGCCCGCTCGGAACTGCTGCCGACCGACGGCCCGGTCAAGATCCGCAACGACAACAACAACGCCGATCTTGCGCAGGATCAGTTGGCTCGCGCCCTAGAGCGCGATCTCAATCATTATTTGACCGACACGGCGAGCGAATACTATCCCGACACCGATCGCATGCTGCTGATGCTGGGCTTCGGCGGCACGTCCTTCAAAAAAGTCTACTACTGCCCGCTCCGCAATCGGCCAGTAAGCGAGACGGTCGATGCTGACGACCTGATCGTCAATAACAGCGCGACCGATCTGCGGAACGCCAAGCGCATCACGCACCGCACTTACATGCGCCCCTCGACAGTGAAGCGCCTGCAATTGCTGGGCGTTTACCGGGACGTGGACTTGTCCCAGCCCAAGCCAATCACGCTGGACAGTGCGCAGCGGGCCGAACGCGCGGCGCAGGGCATTCAGGACGTGTCTATGAACCCGGACGACCGGGACCGCGAGATTTACGAATGCTATTGCGAATTGAACATTCGCGGCTTCG